AGCCACGCCGGGATCTTGATTACCTCCCACGGATGCAGAACTTCTTCAGCCGTTGAAGCATTTTTCTCATTATCCAACAACCATCCGCAAATGTCGTCTTCGTGATACCGTGTGTTGATAATAACGATAGAACCTGACGGCATAAGACGTGTACGTAAACCAGCCGGGAACCATTCCTTTACGTACCGCCGTCCAGCCTCACTGAACGCATCCTCTTCCGACATTACGTCATCAAGTATTGCTACGTGTGCGCCACGACCTGCAATCTGTGTTTTAACACCAGCAGCCACATACACACCATTGTGGTTGGTTTGCCACTTACCTGCCGATCTAACATCGCTTCTAAGTTTTACTTGTGGGAAAATAGTTTGAAACATTTCATTCCCGACAAGGTCACGTACCGCCCGACCAAAGTCAGATGAAAGCTGGTCACTGTGAGATACACTGAGAATTTCGTGATTAGGGTGTCGTCCCATATACCAAGCCGGAAAAAGCTTTGAACAGATAACAGATTTACTGGAACGGGGAGGAAGAAACACCATCAAACGTCTGCATGTTCCGTCATCCACTTGTTGAAGTTTATCACAAATAAGTTCAATGTGTCTTCCCATACGAAAATCCGCTATGAGAAGCGGAGCCATCATACGGACAAACGTCATAAAATCTTGGGAAGAGGAACCAATTACATTTTCAAACAAACGGTCCCGTAGTGCAAGTTCATTTGCATTAGCAGAAACAGACATATTTTACCCCATTGATAACGAAACAAGGAAAATAAATCCTGCAATAATAGATATGCCAATGATAAGTTGAAGAATATTAGTCCATTGTATCATACGATACCTTTACCATACTGTCCGGCTCCGGGTAACGAAGCAAGACCACTTGGCATTTGTTGAGGCATATACGGATTCATGTTTGGAAGTTGGTTAAAAGGTTGCTGTTGGGGTGTAATCCCTGCAAGATTCTGATTAGAGAACTCGTTAGCATTGGGTTGATTTGGTAGATTTTGCTGCATTTGAGCCATACGGCCACTATCCTGCAACTGCATATAATTAAAATACGTATTCGGATTTTGACCAAGTACAGGAGACGAACCCGTACTACTCATGTGAGGAGGAGGAGCAAACCCTTGACCCATTTCGCGTCAGCCTACTGTATCATATTCATACCCAGCAGCAACCGTACACCCCATCGGAGTCTGTGTTAAAGTTTCATTGTCTACGGCTTCAACAACTCTTCCTTTACTATATCCTTTAACCAACGGTTGTCCGGTACGTGCTGCTAAATCTTCAGCGGCTTTTCTCCCAGCAGCATTATACGGAAAATGTGTACTTCCTACTTGTGGCATTTTAAGCTTTTCCTTTCTTCTTCCAATCCTTACCGCGTTTGCCCCACTTGCCGTAAGATTCATCTCTGGAAGCTTTCAACTGTTTCTTTGTGCGCTTCTTCTTTTTACGCATTGCGATAGATTCATCTTCTTTATCGTAGGCTTTCTGTTTCTTTTTCTTTCCTTTTACGGGACCACCTCTTGCATATTCGTACCCGTCTACAACACTACCGCCTACCGCCATACGTCCCATCGGACGGCGTTGACCAAACGGAAGCACACCTGTTATATCTTCGCCACGTGGACCTTCCTCTTGCGGATAGAGTCCTTGTCGGTTCATTCCGTATCTTGATGGCATTTGGATTTATCCTCCCTTTTCTACTTTAAACGGTTTTGGTTGAGAATACTTTTCATCTACGACAACATCTGTTTCAGGACCGATAACGTTTGGTCCTTTCCGTGCAGCACCGTAGCCTTGTCCAGTTGGACGACCTACGATCCCGTCAAGATATTCTGAGTCCGGCGTTTGTTTCATTTTACCCTCTTCTTTAACTGTAGTCGTAACTGTCTACGACAGGACCACCTGATTTAAGACGAACTACACCACCTGAAGCTTTATTCTTCGCTTTTGATACCGCTTTAAGATGACCGGGAATACTCTTCATTTGTTCTATAGCACTACTTGCCGGACCCTTTACTCCCTTTCCTTTTTTAAGACGGACTGTTCCACCTGAAGCGTTTCTTTTATAAGCTCCTCCCATTCCTTTGTGGGTCTTCTTCTTGGCATCCCGTTCTTTATTTATTTTATCTATAATATCCTGATTACCGGGATCAAGCTTTAACATCTTTTTCAAACTAGCCAAAGTTGCCATCTTTAATGTACTCCTAACTTATTGTACGATGTTGTAGGTTCTTCAAAGCCCCTTTTAAACTGTAAAGAACCAAGTGCGTTATAAACTTCAAACAAAGACTGTGCAGCTTCAACCAATGTATTCCTGACTGAATCCAGTTCAGGGTCAGGATTCTTGAACACCGGATGAGAACATACATGACTGTGCCAATTCTCAATCGTAAACTCCACTCTGTCCATAGCCTGATGGTATCCCATCGAACCGGGAGAGTAGTTTAATTCATTATAAGGTATAGATCCAGCAAACGACAACCGTCTGGGAGCAAGTTTACGTGCTTTCTTAGTATCCTTTTCGGAAGAGTCTATAAAAGCTTCAAAGTCCGTACTATTCATTGTCCGTTGTCCCGTCCTTTTGTTTACCGCCTTCGATAACTTTGAACCCTGCAATTTCAGCAAGGCGTTCAATATCGTTCTGTACCTTTTCTTTTTCGTCACTGTCTCCTAATGCTCCCATCTTGATGCGCTGTTCGGATCTATCCACGAACATTCCAAGATGTTTGGCTACATTTTCGACGGAACGGTTCGCGTTTGTGTAGTCACCATTCGACAACGCATGCTGGTAAACTTCGTCCAATCTTTGCAGAACGTGATCCGCACTCCACGCCATACGATCCAACGCGACTTCACGGAGGTCATTTATGCGCTGCTCTATCTTCGGTTTTTTAAGAAGGGTTCCGGCGCGGCGACGGGTGTCGGCATGATTTCTACCGGGGGCGTACCCTGCCGCTTTGTATGCGGTCAGACTGTCACCCGTAGCGATATACTCCATGCAGAACTTCTCCTGCTTTGGAGACATCCCTGCTATAAAGTTTCCCGGTTTGAAGTTAGGAGATTTTTCAGCACGTTCTAACATTTCTTCTTTAGTATAGTTCTTTCGGGCGCATCGTGCAACCCGACCCTCTCTACGGCGTTGTGCTTCTCGCCGCATCTCTATCAGATCTTGTCCTGCTGAAGTTTTTTTACGCCCTTTTGAAGTTACACGAATAAGCGAAGTTAATTCATCGTTTCCAAGTTTTCCGTAAATTATATGAGGTTTTGGATCATTTGTCATTATGTAACAGATTGTATCAGGTAGTTACTAATATAACAAAGTAAATTTAACATTGATACTAATTTAATTTAAAGTATCAATTTCCTCTCTTGGATCAGATTGTATCAATTAGTAACAGGTTTGTCAACCCCCCTGATTCACCGAGCCGAAAAAAAAGACAGGGGCCGTATCAGATAGAGTGGGTTTCGGATCTCACTGGATCTCGCTCTGAAGAAATCTGAATCGATCAGATTTAACAAAGGAACTCTTTATTCTGTGTACTTTGCCCCTGCCTTCCACAAAGGAGAGAGACTATAAACATAGATCAAATCAATGTTTTTGTCAAGTGCTTGACCTTTTTCTTTTTTCCTTTTATAACCTTTGTATGATTAAAGCATTCTTTATAACTGCACTGGTTCATACCATTATGACACCTGATACAGGGTGGCTTCAGTGGACTCAAAGCTATTCTACAAAAGAAGCTTGCCATGAAGTAATCTGGAAAGATTTTGATAAAATTCACGAAGCTATTAAAAACAATATGGGTATGAAGTTAGTAGGTATTATGGAACTTCGTTGTATGACTTATGACGAAGCTTTAAAACTTAATGTCGAATTAGGACACTGACAGGTGGCAAAACAAAAAGTAGCACTGGTTACAGGAGTAACAGGTCAGGATGGAGCTTATCTTTCCGAATTACTGCTGAATACACAATACAAGGTATACGGATTGGTAAGGAGATCCAGTACTCCTAACAGAGACAACATCTCCCATTTTATAGACCACTCTAATTTTATTCCGTTCTACGGAGATTTGTCAGATACCAACAGTCTTCTCAGTATGCTTCGTGATATCAAACCTGACGAAATCTACAATCTGGGAGCGCAGTCTGATGTCGGGATAAGTTTTGACATTCCGGTGAGTACAGGTGACATCAATGCTCTTGGAACCATGAGGATCATTGATTGTGTCCGTACCCTTAATCTCGACATGGACACAAAGATATACCAAGCCAGTACCAGCGAACTATTCGGAAAGGTACAGGAAACACCCCAAACAGAGAAAACACCTTTTTACCCCCGTAGTCCGTATGGTGTGTCAAAGTTATATGCGTACTGGGCAATTAAAAACTACCGGGAAGCTTACGGTATGTTCGGGTGTAACGGTATCCTGTTTAACCATGAAAGTCCTTTACGGGGTGAGAACTTTGTTACACGTAAGATTACCAAAGCTGTTGCACAAATGTACGCACGTGACAGAAAAGATCCTATCGAACTTGGAAACATGGATGCCAAACGGGATTGGGGTCATGCTAAAGATTATGTCAAAGGTATGTGGCAGATGATGCAGGAACAGGAATCTGACGATTACATTCTGGCTACAGGAGAAACACATTCAATCCGTGAACTTGTGGAAACAGCATTTAAATATATAGGGGAAACTGTTCTGTGGGGAGGTTCAGAAAAAAATGAAGAAGGTTACAGCAGCAGAGGAGATCTGATTGTAAAAGTTAATCCCGACTTTTATCGCCCAGCCGAAGTGGATGTTCTGTGTGGAGATCCGTCTAAGGCAGAAAAGAAATTCGGGTGGGAAAGGTTGTACACTTTTGAGAATCTTATTTCAGAAATGGTTGAAGAAGA